AAGGAGGTGAAAGAAATGAATAACGAAGCCAAACCCATGCAAATAACGGTATACCACTCCTGGGAGAGCGGTAATGCCAAGAACTGCAGATATCCCAATGTGGGTGCCGGCAGCACACCGGAGGAGCTGAAGGCGCTGTTCTGCTATGACCATACCTTTATCCGGTTCAAGAATAGTTACCGCAATAACGACAATTTCGAACAATCTGTGGTGTTGGCAGGAGATATCGACAACAATCACTCAGACGATCCTAAGGACTGGGTTTATATCCAGGATATTCCTAAACTGTTTCTAGGTGTGCCCTGCATCGTTTACACCAGCCGCAATCATATGAAGCAGAAAGGCAAGTATTCTCCACGGCCTCGCTTCCATGTGGCTTTACTGGTCAATACCATTACCGACCCCAAAGCCTATACCGAACTGATGCAACGTCTCCAAGCCGCATTCCCATTCTTCGATGAAAAAGCGTTGGATGCCGGTCGGTTCTTCTTTGGAAACCCCGACACGGAGGTGTACATCTTCCCCGGAAACACCACCATTGACCAGTTTCTGGATGAGCAGGCTGCGGAAGATGCCTTTGCTGAAATGGAACGCACCATACCGGAAGGAAGCCGGAACAGCACGCTCTCCCACGCTGCCGGAAAGATTCTCAAGCGCTGGGGTGATACCAAGGAAGCCGGGAGGAAGTTCCTGGAAGAAGCGGAAAAGTGTAGTCCGCCGTTGGATCGTGCAGAGCTGCAACAGATTTGGAACAGCGCCCTCAAATTCTACCGGGGCAAGGTAACCAAGCAGCCGGGCTACATTCCTCCGGGAGATTACAATGCCCCGGCAGAACCCAAGTGGGAGCCACCGATCCCCTTCACCCAGCACACACTCCCCACATTCCCGGTAGATGCATTCCCTCCAGAGATTCGGGACTATGTGCTTGCGGTGGCGGAGACCACACAGACTCCTGTGGATATGGCTGCCACAGCAGCATTGGCTGTACTGGCACTCTGCCAGCAAGGCAAGTACCGGATTAAAGGTAAGGACGATTGGATCGAGCCGCTGAACCTATTTACCGTCATTGTGGCGGAGCCTTCAGAGCGTAAGTCTGCGGTCATCAGCCATATGGCCGGTGCGGTACATCGGTATGAAGCAGCCTATAACCAACTGCACGCTGCCGCCGTTGAACGCAGCCGGGTAGAAAAGCGGATGCTGGAAAAAGAGCAACACAAACTGGAGGAAATGGTTCTCAAGGGTAAGGCGCAGATCGAGGATCTCCAGGATGTATCTATGCAACTGGCTAATTTCCGGGAGGTGATGCCTATGCGGCTGTATGTGGACGATGTTACCACAGAAAAACTGACCTCTGTACTTTCAGAGAACGACGGCACGGCAGCAATCCTCTCCGCAGAAGGTGGTATCTTCGATATGCTCTCCGGCATTTACACCAAGAACGTGAATATCGACGTATTCTTGAAAGGACACAGCGGAGACAGCATTCGTGTGGATCGTATTGGCAGAAACAGCGAAAGCATCATGAACCCAGCGCTGACAGTGCTGTTAGCAGTACAACCCAATGTGCTGTCCGGTATGATGAGCAACGGCACTTTCCGTGGCAGAGGCCTGACCGCACGATTTATGTACTGTATGCCCAAGTCCCGTGTGGGTGACCGCTTGTACCGCACCCAGCCGATCCCCGACGAAGTTGCCCGGTGCTATGAGGTCACCATTCGCAATCTCTTGGACGAGGAGAAACCGCAGACACCGGAACTGATCTACTTATCCCCGGAGGCGGACAAGCTACTGGAGCAATTTGCCGGTGAAGTGGAGTCCAAGCTAAAAAGCGAATACTCCGATATCCCGGATTGGGCAGGTAAGCTGGTAGGTGCCGTGCTGCGGATCTCCGGACTTCTGTGCCGAGCCGCCAATGCCAAATGCGCTGATTTCCTGGATCTCTCGGAATCCGCTATGGTATCCCCGGAACAGATGACCGGTGCGATCGCCATCGGTAGATACTTTGCTGAACATGCCCGTGCTGCTTACACCCTTATGGGTGCGGATGCCTTGGTTAAGCAGAGCCAATATGCCTTGGACGCAATTCTCAAAACCGGATTGCTTGAGTTCAACCGCCGGGATCTTATGCGTCTGTGCCGTAGCTTCAAGACCGCAGATGCTGCACAGACGGTACTGAACCATCTGGTAGAACTGGGTTACCTGGCACTTAAGGAAGGCGAACAAGTACCCATCAAGGGGAGACCTTCCAACCCTGTTTATCTCGTCAACCCACTGCTGTACAAACAGTCAGCATAACCACGTCAAGACTTTTGTCCTTTTTGTCCGCTGTCCCATAAGGGTAATAGATAGAAAAATAGTATAAATATATATTCGTTAAATTACTGTTTTCTATATATACCCCTATGACGATATATTTCTCTATCTTAAAGGATGCGTGACAAAAAGGACAAAAATCAAAATAAACCATTTTTTATTAACGAAAGGAGAACTCAAAATGAAGTTCAAAAGTATGGCCCCGGTAAACAACAACTATGCCGTTTTGGCAACACGTAAAGAGCATTATCACGAACTCTGCTACGATCGCAAGCTGGATGATCGCCAATTTTTCTGGGCTGTCCTAGATGGCGGTGACGAAGACCCCGATGAAATCGTTCTGGTCGAACTGGACGAGACGGGTTGTTATGAAGTCTGTGAGCGCTGCCTGGTGGTGGAGAAGATCAATTGTCCCATCTGCGGACGGAAGATGTTCCCCAAATACGATGTCAACCACAACCCCACCTCTTGGCAGGATTGCCTTGGCTGCGGCTATCGATTGGACACCAGCGTTGATGCCGTAGATACCGGGGATTCCCATGTGCAAGCTATGATGAAGGGAGGTGATGTGAAATGGTAATCAAGAGTGTGACGCCCATCAGCGGTGATTATGCGGTGCTGGCCAGCCGGAAGTCCGATTTTGAGGGGCCTGGATTTGATCAGCAGGGCGATGGACACAGCTTCTTTTGGGCAGTAACCACCGGCCTCGATGGAGATTACATCGACCTGATTGATGTGGATATTGACGGCAATCAAAGGGTCTGTGACCGCTGTCTAGTGGTACCGAGGAAACCTTGTCCTCAGTGCTACACCAAAATGGAGCCCCGTTACGACAATACACACGATCCGATTTTCTGGCAGTACTGTCCCACTTGTGGCTTTGTGTATGACATGAGAGGTCTCGACTGACCCCCGGGGAGGGGGTGGGGGGATCTAAATCTCTACAGCTATTAATGCGGACAACGGCCTAGGGCTTTCACGCTAAAAAATGGCGAATTCAAAAGTAAAAATCTGAGGAATCAAAAAGGAGGTGATACCATGTCCAAGGATGGAACAAATCGTGGCGGCTCTCGTCCCGGTGCCGGCAGAAAGCCGAAAGCCATCACAGAGAAGCTGGCTACCGGAAACCCCGGCGGCAGAGCCTTAATGGTCGTAGATTTCGGTGACGAGGCCGTAAATCTCAAGGGTATGGAGATGCCGCCGGTCAAGGACTATATGAAAGCACGGCAAAAAGACGGCACCGTCACCTGCGCCGAGGCAATCTACACAGAGACTTGGAACTGGCTACGAGAGCGCAAGTGCGATCACTTGGTAACCGTGCAACAAATCGAGCAGTATGCCATGAGCGTAGCTCGTTGGATTCAATGTGAGGAGGCCGTGAATGAATTCGGCTTCCTGGCAAAGAAGCCTTCCGGCACTGTAATCTCTTCCCCCTATGTGGTTATGGGACGAGAGTATATGAAACAAGCCAATGCCGCCTGGTTCCAGATCTTCCAGATTGTAAAGGAGAACTGCGTAACCGAGTTCAGCGGCAACACACCGCACGAAGACGCCATGGAACTGCTGCTCCGTGCGCGTATGAATCAAAAAAGATCTTATTAACAACCACTTGGGAGAGTGGCTCTGCGGAGTCACTCTCCCTCTGCAGTTACACGGAAGGAGTGTTATTATGAAACTGCAAGATCAAATCGCCATTAACAATATGCGGCTGGAAGGACACGCGCCTTCCGAGATCGCTGCCAAGCTGGGCCTGTCTCCCAGCACCGTTCGTTCCTACATCCACCGCCACCGGCATATTCCCGGCACCAAAGCCTGCAAACATTGTGGTCGTCCGTTGGTACAACCCAAAGGATACCGGGAGAAAAAGTTCTGCTCTGACAGTTGCCGGATGGCTTACTGGAACAGCCACAAGGAAGAAGTAAACAAGCGGGCCTATTACAAATTGACCTGCCAGCAATGCGGAAAGGAGTTTGATAGCTATGGAAATGCTAACCGAAAATACTGCTGTCGGACCTGCTACATTGCATCCCGACAGCCGTGACCAGTATGCCCCCGGCAATTTGATCCTTTACCGCACCTCCCTGGCGCTGTACCGAAATCTCAAAAACCAGGGCGTTTTTAACGACGAGGAGTATTGTCACATAAGAACAATACTGACCCAAAAGTACGGCCTATCTTCGGATAGTATTTTCGCTGAATGTGCTTGATATATCTGCTGGTTAGAGCGAATATGTAGTACCGCAATATGATACAAAGGAGGTAACCTTATGCGAATCGTAACCCAGACCCGTTTCCCCAAAATGAATATCCCCAAGCTGAAGCGAGTCGCCGCCTATGCTCGTGTTTCCAGCGGCAAGGATGCGATGCTGCACTCCCTGTCCGCCCAGGTCAGCTACTACAGCAATTTGATACAAAACCATAGTGGCTGGCAGTATGTTGGCGTGTACGCAGACGAGGCTCTAACCGGCACCAAAGAAAACCGTGAAAACTTCCAGCGGCTGCTCGCGGATTGCAGAGACGGCAAGGTGGACTTGATTATTACCAAGTCCATCTCCCGCTTTGCCCGCAATACCGTCACGCTGCTGAAGACCGTTCGTGAACTGAAAACATTGGGAGTGGATGTGTTCTTTGAGGAGCAAAACATTCACTCCCTTTCTGCTGACGGCGAACTGATGCTGACGATCCTGGCAAGCTATGCCCAGGAGGAAAGCCTCTCCGCCAGCGAAAACCAAAAGTGGCGGGTGCGGCAGAATTTTCGGAATGGCAGACCCTGGAATACTACGATGCTCGGCTACCGCCACGAAGATGGTGGATTGGTGGTCCACCCACAAGAGGCAGAGTTGGTCAAGCAGATATTTGATCTTTATCTGCAGGGCAAGGGACTGGAGGCAATTGCCAAGGAGATGAATGCCACTGGACATACCTCCCGTTACGGAAACGAATGGACACGTAGCAGCATTTCCCGGATTTTACAGAATTACTCTTATACCGGGAACCTGCTTCTGCAAACTACCTACCGCAAGGATCACCTTACCAAACGCAAGCAGCAAAATAACGGAGAGTTACCCAAATACCACATAAGGGATGCCCACGAAGCGATCATACCGCTGTGGCAATTTAACGCTGTGCAGGAGGAAATGCGCCGAAGGGCAGAGAAGCATACACCCAAATTCGTACCCCACTACACTTATCCGCTTGCAGGAAAAATCGTATGCGCCAAATGCGGTAAGGTATACCGCCGGAAGGTAAAGGAAACCGGCCCCGTTTGGATCTGCCCCACTTATAACATCCAGGGGAAAGCAGCCTGTCCTTCTAAGGCGATACCTGAACCTATTCTTGAAACAATTGTTGAAGAAATTGGCGGTATCGGTAAAATAACGGTTTTGCAAGCCTGTGATGATAACACCGTGATACTTACCCTTGCCAGCGGAGAACAAATCGTTAAACGATGGCAAGACCGCTCCCGGCGGCAAAGCTGGACACCGGAGATGCGCGAGGCTGCCCAGCAGAGAAGATTACGAAAGGAGGTCGCATCATGCTAACAGCTAAAAATATTACGGTGATCCCGGCAACCATTAACCCCATCACACGGTTGCCAAGGGAATCTACCCAATTGCGAAGGGTTGCTGCCTATGCCCGTGTATCCACGGACAGCGAAGAACAGCTGACCAGTTACGAAGCACAGGTGGATTACTACACCCGTTACATACAAGGCAGACCGGATTGGGTATTCGTTGGTATTTACACTGACGAAGGAATCTCCGCCACCAACACCAAACGCCGTGAAGGATTCAACCGCATGGTCGCTGATGCCCTGGACGGCAAGATCGACCTCATCGTGACCAAGTCGGTCAGCCGCTTTGCAAGAAATACCGTGGACAGCCTTACCACCGTCCGCAAGCTGAAGGATGCCAGTGTGGAGGTCTACTTTGAAAAGGAAAATATATGGACGCTGGATTCCAAGGGCGAACTGCTGATCACCATTATGTCCAGCCTTGCCCAAGAGGAAAGCCGATCCATTTCTGAGAATGTCACCT